GGGGAACCACCATTTTATAGAGAGAAAATATGAAAGTAACAGGTTACGTAGAAGCAACAAGCAATAAATTCGATAAATACTCCATCTTGGTGAATGACACATGGTACAGCTCCAAGTTTGAGATTAAAGCTGAACGTGGAGATCAAGTGGAGTTTGATGATGGTGGTAAGAAATTCTGCCAGAAACTGCGTGTAATAGCCCCCGGAGGTGGTGGTATGACTGGTGGTAGTGTTGATAATAAAGTAAACACTAGCCGTGATCGTTCTATCGTTAGACAGAATGCTTTGAGTCATGCAACCACTGTTGTAATTGATGGTGGTTATAAAGACACTACCGTAGATGCTACAGTTGATACAATTATAGAAGTGGCTCGTAAATTTGAAGCTTACTCATCTGGTGATGAGGATGTTAAAGCAGTAGATGAACACGGAGATTTTATAGACTGATGAAGATTAAAATAGTACCTGGAGCCATTCCCGATGATATGACTCAAGAAGAACTTGATGAGATTATAGAAGTAATGACAAGGAAGTTTGAAGAGGGCACTCTCATTGAAGATTCAGAAGAGATCGATATGGATGAACTTAGAGAGGAAGACCCTGAGTTATATGACTACTTGATGTCTTTAGAAGACGAAGGTCCAGAGGATTTACATTGATGAACTATAGAATCAGACGTGGACAACCTTTTGTATCTTATAAACGACGAGTACGTAGGAAAGCACCATTTGAAATGGTTATGATTAAATCCAGAATATTATATAGGAATCTTTAATGTTAGTTTTAATTGATGGTGATATAATTCGTTATAGTGTAGGTTTTGCAGCAGATGGTGAACCGTTAGAGAACTGTCTGCACTCAGTAAAACTCATGATAAACAAAATTATACAGCAAACCGATGCTGATGAGTATGAGGTGTTCCTGACGGGGGAAGGCAACTACCGGGATAAGGTAGCTACAATAAAACCATATAAAGGGAACAGGGATAGTTCCCACAAGCCTACCTTTTACAAAGAGATAACTGAGTATCTTATTACACAGCATAACGCTACAGTGGTTAATGGTAGGGAAGCTGATGATGCTATGGGATATACATCATACAAAGATGACACTAACCACACTGTTATTGCATCCATAGACAAAGATATGGATATGATACCCGGTTGGCATTATAACTGGAAAAAAGATAAACTATATTTCATTGAAGAGGATGACGCAAATAGAAACTTTTATAGGCAATTGCTTACTGGTGATTCTACTGACAATATTACAGGTGTTCCCGGAATCGGTCCCAAAAGAGCCGAGAAAATACTCAACGCATCAGTAGATATTGATGATGACTTTGAGGATGAACCTGATGAAGAGGAAATTTACTGGCGCATCTTGGAACAATACAGTCTACACTACGAACGTCCATTTGAGGCAATGATGGAGAATGCTACATTGCTCTGGATCTTACGTGAGAAACCAGAAGATGGAGAGGAGCCGCCGTATTGGACGCCGCCTTATTAATTAATAAATACCAAATAGATAAAGTAACCATTGGGACAGTATGAAATCATGGCGAGGATTACCAGACTTTGAGGATTGATTATGAAAGTATGTACAAAATGTAAGTATAGTGAGAAAGTTAAGAGTATGGCACCACTGGATGATCTTGATCCTCGTGCTTATAAATGTACCCATCCTGTATGTATAGATCCAGTAGTAGGTAGTCAGGTAAGTTGTATTGAAGCTAGAAACTACTCTATATACTGCGGTAAGTATGGAGATCATTATGAAAGTATCGAGGAAGAAACAGAGAAGGATTCTGAAACTACCAAAATCATTACCTCAGATACTGAAGAAGTCGCATAGTCATACTCCTAAATCAAAGATTATATTTAGGAAGAGAAAGCATAAAGGTAAAATAGATGAGTAAAAAGTTTATCGTTAGTGATAGACAATGGTTAAACCCAGAGCAACACAATGATACAGGCATGTTTGCTTGGGGAGTAGAGTATGAACCATCAGATGGAAACTGTAAGTACGATTATGTAGAAGCACACTTTGATGTGTGGGATTGCTCAAGAAAGACCTCTTTAAATTTCGGTTTTAGCAATGAGAAACAGGCTAGACAAAGAGCAGAGAAATTAGATATGCTCATAAAAGCTCTACATCAAATGAGAGAGCATATGGCTACAGCATATAATAAAATACGGGAAGATAAAAGCACATGGGAAGAAAGCGAGTCAGAAGAAAGCAGTCTCTTCCCCGAGGAATAGACTCTAAATTAGAATTAGAACTTAGTAAGACTAAACTAGCTAATTGCGACTGGAAACCTGAACCATTAAAATATCAGATGTTAAAGACATATAATCCAGACGCTAAGTTTGGAAGCACACTTATAGAAGTTAAGGGATATTTTAGGAACTCAGCAGAGGCTGCTAAATACTTATGTATAAAAGAACAGTATCCACATTTAGAACTAGTCTTTGTGTTTGCAAATCCAAGTAAACCCATTCCTTGGGCAAAACGCAGAAAAGATGGTAGCAGAATGACACATGCAGAATGGGCAGAACAAAAAGGGTTTACCTACTACAGTGTAAATAATACTCCCAAAGAGTGGGGTAAATAATGGGTTGGTTTAAAAAAGAAAAAGTTAAAGCAGAAAGTGCTCAGATATCTATAGATCCTGCTGCGGCTACTCGGAAACAACGGCAGGAGGACATGCAGAAGGCTTGGGAAGAACATTCAAGTAGAGTAACTTCAACTGCTGTAGCAGGAACGGCAGGTACAGTATGGCCGGCACATACTTGGCCTACTTTGGGTATGGCTACAACTGTGGCTAAAGGAATGACTCCTGAGATGATTATAAAAGAATTAGCTGATATAGATGTTATGATTTCTCCAAGCGGAGACATGATCCTAAGATATGAAGATAATTTTTATGATATGAATCTTAATCAAGTACATATAGTTCCAAGCAGAGTAGAATCAGTGTATAAACAATGTACTGTGCTGGAGTTTTTGAGGAAACTAAATGACAAAGCAAAAAAGTAACTTACAAGAGCACTTCGTCATTCCAGATACTCAATGTAAGGCTGGTGTACGGCTCAATCACTTAGAAGCTGCTGGTAATTATATTGTAGAGAAACAACCCAACACAATAATTCATTTGGGTGATCATTGGGATATGCCTAGTTTATCCAGCTATGAGAAGAGAGGTAGTAAATATTTTGAGGGTAAGAAGTATCTAAATGATATAGAAATGGGTTTACAAGGTATGGAGACCTTACTTGGTCCTACTACTAGATACAACGCAATGCGAAAGAAAAACAAGAAGAGAGCTTATAGTCCTAGGATGGTATTTATACCCGGAAATCATGAAAATAGAATAGTCAGAGCGACTAATGATGATCCGAGATTAGAAGGTGTAATAACAATGAATCATCTAAAACTGCAAGAGCAAGGGTGGGAGGTTCCCACTTATTTGCAACCTGTAGATATAGATGGAATTAAATATGCACACTACTTCTATAATCCCATGACTGGCAAACCCTATGGAGGCAGAGCCTATACTAGATTACAGAATATAGGCTTCAGCTTTACCATGGGACATGTTCAGGGTAAGGATATAGCTGAGAAGCATCTCTCAGACGGTAGAACATTACGTGGTCTAGTAGTAGGGTCCTTTTATCAACATGATGAAGATTATAAAGGACCACAGGCAAACAGTCATTGGAGAGGATGTATCTATAAACATGAAGTTCAAGATGGGAACTATTGTCTTATGGAGTTGTCTATGGATTACTTACTTAGGGAGTGGTTGTAATGTGAACATAGATACCCTGAAACAACATGTCATAGATAACTATGATCCAGACGATGTATTGGAGGCACTAGACCTAAGTACAGAAGAACTAGTTAATGCATTTGAAGACAAACTAGAATATTACAGTTACAAGTTTGAAGAACTTGATGAGGAAGATGAAGACGATGGATAATGCAGATAAATTCTTGTGGAAGTATATGATAGAAAATGCCTCCTTAGGTGAGTGGTCCCATTGGGGTGGATACTGCCCAGATAATGAGGGGAAAAGAAGGAAATTTAATAAAGTATATTCTCCAACTAATATAGATTGGGAAAAAACTAAACCAGTGTACGATGATGAAGAGGCATCTTTTGTATCTACATTTGCAGATTACTCAGAGTATCACTCTGTATACAAAGGAACTTTGCATTTAAAAACTGGAGAGAAATTCGATTTTATAACAGAAGCTAATGGTCTAGAGTTAGCTAAAATTATGGCAGGCTATCTGCCAGATCCTTTTGAGGAGAAAGAAGATGACTAAATTTAAAGGTTTTACAGATGATCTGGAAACTGAATTTCATAAATGGGCAGTGAAACAATCTGAGTATCCTAAAGATCATGTATTGAAAACTTTGAAGATCTCAGAGATTCTTGGAGTATACCCTGATTGTGACTCTTGGGAAGAGTTCTTTAATGTGGTTTATCTAGAGGATGGAGATCTGGCAGGTATTGATCATTTGGATATCAGAACAGTGGATGAAGATTAATGGATGATTACCAACGCTATATACATCAAAGCAGATATGCTAGGTATTTAGATTCTGAGGGACGTAGAGAATCATGGGAAGAAACAGTAGATCGTTATCTTGATTTCTTTATTGTTCATACAGAAGACAAGCATAATGTCATGCTTAATCCTCCAATTAAATCAGATTTCCAAGATATTAGAAATGCTATTATAAACATGGAAGTCATGCCCAGTATGCGCTGTCTTATGACAGCAGGCCCAGCTCTTGACAGAGATAATGTAGCTGGATATAATTGTGCTTATGTGGCTGTGGATAATCCCAGAGTCTTTGATGAGACTATGTATGTACTCTGCTGTGGTACTGGTGTAGGATTCAGTGTAGAACGACAATATGTACAGAAACTACCAGAAATAGCAGAGGAATTCCATGAGACTGATACGACTATTATTGTCGCTGATAGCAAGATTGGGTGGGCAAAGGCATTCCGAGAACTCATCAGCATGTTATACAGCGGTCAAATACCAAGATGGGATGTATCTAGAGTACGCCCAGCAGGAAGCAGACTACGAACATTCGGAGGCAGAGCATCAGGACCAGAACCACTTGTAGACCTGTTTGAGTTTACTACGGAGGTATTTAAAAATGCAGCAGGTCGTAAGCTTACTTCTCTTGAGTGTCATGATGTTATGTGCAAAATCGCAGACATTGTCGTTGTTGGTGGTGTTCGTCGTAGTGCTCTTATTTCTCTCAGCAATCTTACTGACGAACGAATGAGAAAGGCTAAATCGGGACAATGGTGGGAAGGTAATCCTCAGAGAGCATTAAGCAATAACTCAGTAGCTTACACTGAGAAACCAGATGTGGGTATATTCCTGCGTGAGATGGAGAGTTTATATGAGTCAAAATCCGGGGAACGTGGTATTTTTAACAGAGAGGCTGCGAGAAAAGCAGCAGCAAGCAGCGGAAGAAGAGAAACCGATAATTACGAGTTTGGAACTAATCCATGCTCTGAAATCATTCTTAGATCAAAACAATTTTGTAATCTCACAGAAGTTGTTGTCAGACCCACTGATACTATCGACGACCTTAGAAGGAAAGTACGTGTTGCGAGTATCCTTGGAACTTTGCAGAGCACACTTACAGACTTCAGATACCTGAGTTCTGCATGGAAAAGGAATACTGAAGAGGAGAGATTACTTGGTGTGTCATTGACTGGTATTATGGATCATCCAGTGTTAAGTGGTACACAGCCAAAAACAATGCTTAATGATCGTGGAAATCCAGATGAAGTGAGTTCTGCTATATCTAAGATAACTTTATCTGGTATTCTTAATGAACTTAAGGAGGTGGCAATTGAAACTAACCGTGAGTGGGCAAGTAAGCTTGGCATTAGTCCTAGTACTGCTATCACATGCGTTAAACCTAGTGGTACTGTATCTCAACTCGTTGATAGCGCCTCTGGTATTCATCCTAGGTTTAGCCCTTACTATATTAGGACTGTACGTTCTGACAATAAAGATCCATTAACACAGTTCTTAATATCTCAGGGAGTACCACATGAGCCAGCAGTAGGCAAGGAGACTACTACAACTGTATTTAGCTTTCCTAAGAAAGCACCTATAGAATCGGTAATTGAGAATAATGTAACTGCACTTGAGCAGTTAGAGATGTGGAAAGTATATCAGGAGAATTGGTGTGAGCATAAACCCTCTGTTACAATTTATTACACAGATGATGAATACCCCTCAATTGTGGCGTGGCTATGGGAGCACTTTGATAAAGTATCAGGTATTAGCTTACTCCCTAAATCTGATCATAACTACAAGCAGGCACCATACCAAGAAATAACAGAGGAGGAATATAATAAACTAGTAGCTGAAATGCCTAAGATTAACTGGGATGAGTTTAAAGAAACTGAAGATAATACTACAGGTAGTCAAGAATATGCATGTAGTGCTGGAGCATGTGAGGTAGTATGAATGTAACAGAACTATTAGAAGAAGTGAGGTCCAGATTCGATGATGCTACATTTGTGGAATTACATCTTGAGGACGGGAGATTAGTTGTCTATGGATACACAGAGGATCTGGTGTGTGAACGACTGAGAGATTATGAGCATTTCTCAGATATAACAATGTTAGAGGAACCAAAAGACTATGTGGTGGAAGACTAAAAGTGTTAATACAGTTCTTAAAACTTTTAATAAAGCACTTAAAGATTTGGAATGTATTGAAGAAGAACGTGATGGTGAGATTTTAGAACTTAATGCTAAACTCGGTATAGCTACAGTAGAGAGAGACAGAGCTACCCGAGTTAAGCAAAAACTGGAGAAAATTGTAGAATGAAACCAGTTGATTATATAGTGATCAGTGTTGCCAGTGTAATGATTATCATGTTTATAGTTGCACTATTTGCATGATTCTAGGACACGTCCTAGGGTTTAGAGCTTATTAAAGTATTTAAGAAGGTTAAATTTGTAGTTTAATCATTATAACTATCGAAGTCATTATCGGGAGTCTTCGGACTCCCTGCTTTTTTACTTTTCTCCATATGTCTACTAACACCCCAACCCAAAGGAGCACCATATAGCAATTCATGTATCATAGGTGGTAAGACTACACCATGTAATGAGCAGTATACAGCAAATCCAAACATAACCATAGAACCTAATGGTCGTATCAAACCTTTTATAATCTGTTCTGAGGCATACGATAGTTTTACTAATCCATCAATCCATCTATAAGTTTTACTAGCAAGCATTTGTTCCATAGTCTTGCTAGCTAATTCAGCTTTAAGATCTTTATCTTCTATGAGTTTGTCACCCAATTTAAGAGCTGCATCTACAATACTTAATATCATTTCGGATCATACCTCCCTCTACCATTCCAGCCTCTATATTTACAATTATTATTGTAGTATTCCAATATTTCAAATATTCTACTTTTTCTCCTTTCACCTAGAGACGGAGAAAGTAATTTCATCCATGGGACTGCTAAAGTCGTGGATATTTGTATTAAATAATAATCTTTTCTAATTCCCGCACTATTATTTTTATAGGGGCCATATAACTTAACTCCGAAAATATGGGCTGCTCTCTCCATAACATCTCTATCAGTCATTTTAAGTTGTATTTTAGGTGCTCCGGGATATCCAAGGTCCTTTTCCTTCTTTGGATGATGAATAGTAAAAGAACCCTCTCCCTCCATCAATCCCGCCAACCATTGTAAATTACTTTGCTTAGAAGTCATCTAAACTCCTTTGATATTCTACATGTATATGATCACCTTCAAGTATAACTTGATAATCCTTTCCAAGAGCTACTCTTAAATCCTGTACTACTTGCGGTCTAATATGGTCTGCAAAGTAACGATCCCGTAGATCAACGGCACGACCATAATAATGCAAAGAACCCACAGAATGAATACCATCCCTCGCAGAAGTAATAACCAAATCCTGTCCATACTCACTCCAAATTCTATTAGCGTGTTTCAACACAGGTTGCATACATACATCTAAACCATATATATTTACGGATTCGTCTTTTCTAAAATCTCTCATTTGTGTTTCCTAAGTTCAGTTAATATCTCTTGTAGGATCACTGTTTGATTCTGAGATATAACCTCTAATCTAATTACCCTTTCTTTTAGATCAGCACCTCTATCAACTCTTTTCTCTACTGTATCTAATCTAGAAGTAGTAGTAGCTGCCCACCATACTCCAGCTACTGTTTGCAACATAATAGCAAATATCAAAGCTAGAGGGATCTTTTTATCAACTGTCCAATGGCTATTACCATCTGCCATTATAGTCTCCTGTTATATTCTTCTAGACCTCCCATAAAGTAATTAGTAAACAGTTTACCTATTACTGGGAAATTCTGTAAAACACTAGCTTGGGTTTCTCTTGGTACTTCGCCTGTGGTAGCGAACTGAATAGCAGCTCTACCCATAGGGTCCCACATACCTACTGGGGGAAGTATTGCTCCAGCAAATTCACTTACTGGATGAGGAGAAGTGCCCATCTTCTCTGCGGTATATCTATTAAACAGCACAGTCGATTTTATAATATTGTCAACTACTGTTCCCTCTATATCCTGTTGTCTACCTAATAGAAGATCCTTTAAACTATCAGCAGTGATACCACCTAAGTTTAAAGCTCCCATTAAAATAGTTCCATTTATAATTGCCTGTTTTCTATCACCTTGTGTAAACTTATCTAATGCATCTCTACGAAGTAAGTTCATAAACTTCATACTAAATGTTCTAAGCATATAGATAAGTCTACCATTAGGATGTTTTAGATAGAATTCTGGCATTTCTAATAGTGTAATGGGTTGTATGTCTGCTAGTTCAGCAAATACCATAGATTTAACATTAGGAGTTATCTCACCTTTAGCTAAAGACAATTCTACTTCTGACCATTGATCACCAAAAGCAGTAGCCCATTTTTTTCTAAGATCTTTCAAACCATTAGTTGATCTAGCTGCTCTTTGGAATTTCCTTAAAGCACCGTTCATAAGAGTGGCCTTACCAATAGCATCAATCCTTTTGAATTGACCCCAACTTAGAGCTTTTTCTAGAATCTTTTTAGAAAGGCCAGTTGAGACAAGTTCCTCAATAACATTATCCATAAGGCCAAATTCTTTAGGAGATAATCCTTTACCAGTAATAGATTTAGATACTCCTGCCATTGTATTCATGAAACCTATCTTACCAGCACTCAAAAATATATCACCAATCTGAGTAATAGCCGACAATGGATTACCAAGCAATGTTGTATATCCAATATCTTTAAACCATTGTACAGCTTTCACTGGGGACTTTGGCCCATGTACATACAATAGTTCCATTAAATGTTTTAACTCATCTATATCATCAGCATTATGACCATACTTGTTAGCCATAGCGCCAATAGAGTCAGTGAGATTATCGCCATAAGCGGCATTGATCTTATCCCCAAACATTTTCTTTCTATAGATGTCTGTACTCATCTGTTTAATATAACTATGAGCAGCAGCAGCGGGGCGTGCATAGGCTTCTTCTATTAATTCATCGGTGATTGTTCTAACGCTACGAGCCTTGGTTCCTCCCGGTTGAGCATATACAGAACTACTATCATAGAATCCCTGAAT